GTCACTCACGCTAACGAGGCTGACGTGCGTGCCCTAGCGAACACTGTCGCGGAGAACATGATCGGTCGTAACCTGTCCGATAAGGAGTTCAACAAGATTTACGGCAGGTTCCGTAAGGGTGAGGCCGCTAGTCCGACAGTCACGACCACTTCCCCCGGTGGCAGTGTCACTCAGCAGGGCGCTACCGCTCAGGAGCGTCAGGACATACTTGAAGAAATCATCATGGAGAACCCGGAGTTCTCCACCTACCAGGGTGGCGAGGGGATGCTTGACAAGATGACGGACATTAATAAGCAGGTTCGCAGTGAGAATGCGGGTCTGTAATGGCAGAGATGACTAAGGAAGAACGCGCTGAGTACAAGAAGGATTGGGAAGAGCGTTTAAAGCGTCTTGCCGCGGAGAACCCTGAGTTCGGCGCTAAGTTGAATCGTTACCGTATCCGGCTTGATAAGAAGTATCCGAACGGTAAGAAGAACAAGAATGCGTTTGAGTCCACTGAGGAAGCGGACGATTACCTTGAAGAAATCTTGGAGACTGATCCGTACTGGACGGGGATGTCTAGTAATGAGCGTGGCAGGCTGCTTCAGCAGGCTGACCCGACTCGTGAAGCGGACTTCGATAAGGGCGTAAATACTGCTCGCGGTAACTTGGAGCGGAACGCTCAGATTCTTGGTTTCACTCTCGCGCCGGAGCAGTTGGATTCTCTCGCTACGCAAGCGTACCGTGAGGGCTGGGACGAGAATGACATGCGCATTCACTTGCGTCCCCTCGCTGACGCTGCGTTGGGTGAGAGCGATGACAACAGCGGTTTCACTGGTCGCTTGGGTAACGCTGCCGCGGAGTTGAGTGACTGGGCTGCGTTGAACGGTATCGCTATTGATCAGACTTCAGCGGATCAGATGCTCGCGAGTATCGCTTTCGAGGATAAGACGATGGATCAGGTGAAGCAGGAGTTGCGGAACACGTACATGATTGGTGCGTTCCCGGCTTGGGCTGACCAGATTCGCGCGGGTATTGACATTAGTACGCTCGCTAACCCGTACCGGGATGTCGCGCAGCGGATGCTGGGTAGGCCGAACATTCAAATGAATGACCCGATCATGCAGCAGTTGATGCAGGTTCAGGGGCCGGATGGTCAGTTCGCTGCTCGCCCACTGTGGGAAGCGGAGAAGTACATTCGTGGCTTGGATGAGTGGCAGTACACGGATGATGCTGCGGATACTTATGCCTCAGCGACTAAGGCTGTTGGCGCGATGTTTGGGTTTGGGTGATCTGAATGGCTACACCGTACGATGAGAACCTACGCAATCATCAGAACATGCTGCAATACCAGCAGTACTTGGCTAGCCGTGGGCTGGCTTCGCAGGGTTCTGTCGCGCACATCCAGAACGTCATTAATGGTATTCAGGCTCAGATAGATAACTACGTCGCTCCCGCTAGTAGTGGCGGCGGCAGTAATAGCGGTTTGAGTGCTGCGCAAGTGCAGAAGATGATTGATGACGCTAACGCTGCGCGCGACGCTGATGAGAAGCGTCGCCGGGACGCTGAAGCGAAAGCAATCCTGACTTCCCGCTTCCGTGAGTTTGGTGGCATGGAAGGTCTGATTAATGATCTTGATCGTTTGATCCGTGAGTGGGGCAACAACGTTGACGTGATCATGGCGAAGATACCTGAGACTGCCACGTACCAGAAGCGGTTCAAGGGCTTGGTTGATCTTCGCAAGAAGGGCATCACGGATATTCAGAATGAGGCTGAGTACTTGCGGTTGGAGAGTGACTACCGGCAGGTGTTCCGTGAGGCGGGTATGCGTGACTTCCTTGGAGTGGATGGCTCTCAGGATCAGTTCGACGCTATCGCTGAACTTGTCGCTGACTACAGCGTCAGCGTCACTGAGGTTCGCGACCGCGTGAATGATGCCGCTCGCGTTGTCGCTGACACGAGCGATGAGACTACCGCTGCTCTGCGTGACTACTACGGGATTGATACGGCTACGTTGACTGAGTTTGTTCTTGACCCTGTGCGTACGCAGAATAAGATTAATGAGATGGCTAACGCTGCGCTGCTTGGTGGTGCTGCTGGTCGCACCGGTCTGGATATTGACCGTAGCGCGGCTGAGCAGATCGCTTCACTGAGTGGTGAGGGTGACGCTGTGATTGGTCAGTACCAGCCGCGGTTCACTCAGGCCGCTGCGGTGCGTGACGCTACTGCTCGCTTGGCGAGCCTGGAAGGTAGCGAGTTGACGGACAGTGAGGCAACACTGTCCAGCATGGATTTGGATGCGGAAGCGAAGAAGAAGGTGAAGGGGTTGCAGTCGCGTGAACGTGCAAGGTTTGGTGGCTCGTCTGGCATCTCTTCGTCGTCGCTTCGTACCAGTAATGGTTGATTGCGATAACTGCGGTCAATCATATGATGGAACGTGGCACCGCTGGTTGTGCCCGTTCTGTGGATTGAAGTCCTCTTGCTGCGAAGGGGCACCTTGCGCTCTTGATTAGAGCGCACGTATTTGTTGCAACACAGTTGAAGATTCTCGCTCCCAGTTGGATGTCGGTTTACCAGACGACATTGATGTGGGAGGAGATTATTCGACGGGGCGTATTTGGTTAGCCAACGTTTTAAAACCCCACGAGGGTAGGACGTTGTACACGGTTCGATTCCGTGACGCTCCACTTGAACCCAGCAGGACCGGTCGGCCCCTGCGGAGTAACGAGTCCGATAGTCAGAGCCAACAGCATTTCCCCAAGTGTTGTTGTGGCTGGCGCTTCAAGGTAAACACCTAGTGATGGGAGATTGATATGTCTGATGTGGGGTTTGAACTGGACGACGAGAATGACGATTCTTCGAACGTCTTGAAAGAGTTGCGTAAGGCTTACAAGGCCAAAGAGAAGCAGGTTAAGGAACTAGAAGAACAACTTAGCCAGATTCAAGGCGCGGCTCGCCAAACCACTGTTGAAGGCGTATTGACTGAGGCTGGTATTGACTCGCGTGTAGCGAAGTTCATTCCTGATTCAGTCACTACTTCGGATGAAGTGCATGAATGGCTTGCCGAAAATGGTGAACTGTTCGGAGTAACTGTTACCAAGGTTGAGGCTGAGTCCTCTGACGCTGTTAAGGCTGCTGCTCGCATCGCGAGCGTCGCGGATGCTGGTGGTCCGGTTGATCCGGGCGATATGGCTTCGCGGCTTGCAGGCGCTAACACTGAAGCGGAACTCAACATGATCCTTTTCGGTAACGAAACCGGCCCAGTCGGTTAATCAACTACTACTACACCCTTGAAGGGGGTGACTACATTGGCAGATTACATCGTTAACTCGGGGACTAACTCTGGTGCGACACCTACCGTACCGGTGCCTCCCACGAGTGACTACACACAGGGAACGGCTGGCGCTGCTTACGATCAACTCGTACAGCGTGCGTATGATCGTTACGTTGAGTTCGCTCTCCGCTCCCAGGTCTTGTTCCGGTCCTACGCTGATAAGCGTCCGGTACAGCAGGCCATGCCGGGATACGCAGTCACCTTTAGCCTGTACAACGATCTGGCTAAGGCGACCACTCCGTTGGAGGAACTGACGGACGTTGAAGCGGCAACGATGGACGACGTTGACCAGGTTAGCGTCATCCTTCGCGAGTACGGCAACGCTGTTGTTAACACGCGCTACTCTGTTGAGACTGCGTTCGCTGACATTCAGCCTGCCATCGCGAACATCCTCGCCTACAACATGGCTGACAGCATTGACACGATTGTTGCTGACGTTCTTGACAGCACCACTCAGGTCATTGACGCTGGTGGCCCGCTGGACGGCGAAGAGATTCGCAAGGCTGTCGCGAAACTGCGTGGCGACAATGTTGTCCCGCGTGACGGTCAACTGTACGCCTGCCTGATGCACCCGGACGTTGCGTTCGATCTTCGCAACGCTCAGGGTCCGAACGCTTTCGAAGACGTGCGCAAGTACACCGGCCCGGAGCCGATCTTGCAGCAGGTCGTCGGAGTGTACGGCGGCACCACTGTCATCGAAACGCCTCGTGCGCCGATTGATGACAAGGGCGACAATGACGCGACCACGAACGAGTACAGCACGTTCGTTCTCGGCAAGCAGGCTCTCGCTGAGGCTGTCGCTGTCGAAGCGCACTCTGTGCTTGGGCCGGTCGTGGACCGCTTGCAGCGGTTCCGTCCCCTTGGCTGGCACATGATCGCCGGTTGGTCCCTGTACCGCCCGGAAGCGATGTGGAAGATCACTTCTACTTCCACGATTGCTGGCTAAGTAATGCCAACGTGGGGAGGGGTCCTTGTGGCCCCTCCCCCGCATTATTGGAGTTTGTGTGAAAGTTTTAAAACTACCTAGCGAACCTATCGTGTACGCGGAGGACCGACTGTTCGGTCGTTTCTTTCGCACACCTACTCCTAGCAGTTTGTTGATCACTGGTGGTGTTGGTTCGTTGATGACGAACCCTCCGCAGACCGCGATCAATCATGCCGACTTTGTTTACTTGGGTGGGCATAAGCATGTTCTTAGTGACGATGAGGTCGCCTTGATTACGGCGGCTGGTTTTGGAGATTTGATTACTGATGAGCCGGATGTGCAGGACAGGATGCCGCGACGGAAACCACGCAAGTTGGGGTGAGTGCGCTCGCGCAGCAAACATGACTGTCGGCGGGGACACGACGGTGAAACATCAGAAGGACTTGAACGATTACGCCTACGCTCGTTCGCTCGGCTTACAGCCGCAGTCAAGTAGTGGGCCTGATGCACGTGCAGCGTTAAGGAGCGCAGGCGCATGAACGAAACAATGAGTGAGTTGATTGAGTCAACGATCTTGTACTTGAATGGTTTCACCAGTCAGCAGGACCCTTCCACGTACTTGACGGAGAACTTGACGGCTAGTGCGTTAGAGGTGAACGTTAATGATGCGTCCGCGATTGGTCGCGGGATCATTGAGATTGATAACGAAATCATGCAGGTTGAGAAGGTTGACCGTCAGTCGAACATCTTGACGGTCCCTCCGTATGGTCGTGGCTTCAGGGGCACGCAGGCGCTTCAGCATGAGGCTGGGGTGCGGGTGGCTGGCTCACCTCAGTTCCCTCGTCACAGTGTGCGTCAAGCCTTGCATGACGCTATCCGGGCTGTGTACCCGGACGTGTACGCGACCGCGGATCAGTGGATTCCTAGCGAGGCTGTGATCACGGATTACCCGTTGACGCATTTAAACGCTAGGCACGTGTTGAAGGTTACGGCTGAGCGTGTCGGCCCGACGCAGGAGTGGCTGCCTATTCGTAGGTACGAGTTGAAGCCTTACAAGGAGGGCGGCATGGCGATCAGTGTTTATGATCGTCCGGTCCCGGGTTTCAAGATTCACGTGCGCACTGCTGGCACTCCGTTCGTGCCTGAGGATGATACTGAGTTGTTCAGTGAGACTGGGCTGCCTGAGTCGGCTATGGACTTGGTGCGCTTGGGTGCTGCTTACCGTCTCGTTCCGAATGTTGAAACCCCGCTGCTGTCTGGCCTTAGCGCGCAGGCTGACTTCGCATCGAACATGCGCCCAGTTGGGGCTGGGCAGAACTTGGGCAAGTACATCTTGGGCTTGTACAGGGAGAGGCTGATGGAGGTTCGTCGTCAGCAGCAGCAAGAAAACCCAATCCGCGCCCACTACGAGAGGTAATTCAATGGCGCAAACTCGCTACTACAGTAGTACGGCTCAGAAAACGACACTGGTTGATCCGGTTGATGCGGCGGCGACATCGTTCACTGTCGCGTCTATCACTGGTTACCCGGCTAGTTTCCCTTTCACAATCCTCATTGACCGGGACACGATTGATGAGGAAGTGTGTGAAGTAACTGCGGTTAACGGTGACGTGTTCACGGTGACTCGCGGTGTTGATGGCACTCCTGCGGTGGCTCACAGTGTGGGCGCTCAGGTGGAGCATGGCGTGTCGGGGCGTGACTTCCGTGAAGCGGACCAGCATCGTTCCAGTAAGGAGCATGTTCACGGTATTGAACTTGGCTCTGAGGTCGTGGGTACGACTGACACTCAGACGCTAACGAATAAGACTCTTGACGCTCCGGTGATTATCAACCCGACGTTGCAGGGTGAGATTATTGACGGTGGTGACGGGCCTGACCCGACTCCCCCGCCTGGTGATATTGACATCATTGGTGATGTTGATATGAATGGTTACAAGGTCACGAACATGGGTGACCCTGTTGATGACCAGGACGCTACGACGAAGATTTGGGTTGAGACTGTCTTGCCGCTTGTCGCCAAGGGTGACAAGGGTGATGATGGTGATAGCGCGTATCAGGTTTGGTTGGATGCTGGTAACAGCGGCAGCGAGCAGGACTACTTGGATTCGTTGAAGGGTGAGCAGGGTGATCCCTTCACTTACGATGATTTCACTCCTGAACAGTTGGAGGGGTTGAAGGGCGAGAAGGGTGATAAGGGTGACGGTGTTCAGATCGTGGACATCGTGGATTCTTCCGCTGACTTGCCTGACCCGAACTCTTACGCGGGTAACACGGGCGACATCATCATCACGGATGATGACTCGCATGGCTGGGTGTTTGATGCTGATGTTCCTGAGTGGAATGACATTGGCGAGTTGCGGGGTGAGAAGGGTGAGGACGTTGTTTTGCCTGACCCGCCGGAGGCTGGTCTTGTCCTGACCTCGACGGTTGACTCGTATGAGTGGGCTGAGTCGCAGGGCGGCGGCATTGACCTGACTTCTGACCGTGAGGATCAACTGATTCAGGGCGATGGGTCTGGTGGCTGGGCCGCTGGCATGGCTATGAGTGTCGTGGACGCGGTTCCTGATGACAGCGTTGGTCAGATCGGTGACGTTGTTTTCGTGACTGGCCCTGGTGACGGCGGCTCGCCTGGTGTTGGCGGGAAGGTGTTGCAGGTTGTTCATGCTACGCACACGGACCAGTGGGTTACCACATCAACAAGTTGGGTTCCTGTTCCTAACATGAGCATCACGGTTACGCCAACTAGGGCGGGAACAAGGCTTATCTTCTTTATCACAGCCAGAGTCAAGGCTGAGAGTACGGCAACAAATACATCTATGGATGCTCATTTGCGCTTGGTGGACGCTGACGGCAACGACTTGACTGGAACATCCAGGTTTAGAGGGTCATCTCTCAACGGCATTGAGGCCGGTTGGGTTCCGTGGACACTCATCACTCACATTCAAACCAAGGGAACATCCCCTGAGACGTTCAGCGTGGAAGCCAAAGTTGGTGCGGCCAATCAGAAAATGACAGTTGAGAGTCATCAACCATCTGGACAAATGCCTGCCCGTTTGTACGCAGTAGAGATTGAAGATTTGGTGGTGTCACCATGAGCGAGGTAACCGTGGGAATGGCAGTCATGTCCTTGCGCCCTGGCGCAGAGTGGAGCATGACCAATGATGACGTTGAGAACATCACCTGGCACACCGAAGGCGTA